ACATACCCCCCCATCATATGTCCATCGCTGATCTTACGTCCATCCTCTTGGAGCTGCAATTTGCGCCCGAGGATATTGTCACTATTTTGGCAGACACCCCAAGTGTTGCTGCTCGCAGGAAGCGTGGAGCGCGAGGACGTGGCCGCGGGCGCAGTAACACCCCTAAACTGCATGGCGACCAAGTGAGAGCGCCAGCTGCTATTAATGCGCTTGAGCCAGCCCCACTGGAACCGACAGCAGTAGGTGCTACTGTCGCAACCGCGCCCCTCAGCAGCCCCGCCCCAGCTGAGACGTACACGTGGTGGAACAAGCCGAAACTGACAAGAGGATGAACATCCCTGTCCTAGCTGGCACCGCCGGTGTCCTGGCTTTGGGCTTCGTTATCAACAAGCTCTTGCCCAGGCGCTACACCAGGCGCGAGCGCCAGCTGCTCAGGATCGCCGCTCAACTCAGCGGCCCTCCTGAGGATGAAGTAGATCCTTTGGTGGTGGTAGAGGGCAAGCGCACACGCGATGTTCAGGCGCTTGACGACAACGGCAACCTTAGGGGCGGGTTCTGGCGGCAGCTTGTTAGCGCCGCCCGCATCCGCTATTCGGGAGCCAAGTGGACGTCAGCGAACGAAACCAGCCTGCACCGCTACATCGCAAGATATTGCAGCGAGCGTGGTGTTCGGGAGTACGACGTGGAGGTTCGCCTTCCCGTTCTCACCATCGCCGTGTTCAAGCAGACAGAGATGCAGAAGCTGGCGCAGTCCATCCGCGCAAAAGGCTTGGTGAACGGCGACTTCAGGACGCAGTTCACATAGGGGTGCCGGCTCCTCGTCCCTGGCACTGACAGTAAAACGTCAGTGGATGGCGCTGTGGAAGGCGTCAGGGTACGCAGGGAGGCGGATGCCCCCATATCCGGCAGACGATTCTATCGCACTCTGCTGGGTTACGAGGACAAGGTGCTGTCACCGTTCAACAGCACCATCGACACGCTCAACCATGCGGTGGTGGAGCGTGCGAAACTGGTGAAGGTAGCAGGTGGTGGGTTTGGCACCCCCCCCCGGCCACAACCCGGGGTGAGCTACGCAGCCTTCCTCGAAGCCTTCGAACCGAGCTCGTTACCCTCCGGCCCGATGACCACTGCGGAGTTCATCCGCAGCCGTCCTGGCCGCAAGAAGCGGGTTTATAAGGAGGCTAAGGCGAAGGCCGCTGGCACACACTTTGCTACTGAGGCGAAGAGGTTTTCCACCACTCAGTTCTTTATCAAAGTGGAGAAGACTGAGCAGCAGCACACCAACATGTGGACAGGCGCCACTACCAAGGCACCTGTCCCGCGACTCATCAATCCCCGCAACGTCCTCTACAATTTGGAGCTAGGCAAGTACACCGTGCAAGTTGAGCACCAAATCTACGAGGATATCGGCAAGATGTTTGGCAGGCCATGCATCGCCAAGGGGATGAACTACTGGGACAGGGCCGGCACCATAAAGGGACATTTTGACGAGTTTCAGGACCCAGTGTGGGTGGGCGGGGACGCCAGCCGGTTCGACCAGCACACCCACACCTTGTCCCTCAAGCTGGAGCACACTGTGCTCAAGCGGTACTACCCTGGAGACCGCAAGCTCAAGCACTTGCTCGAGCTGCAGTTTAACAACCGGGGCTACGGGTTCACCTCTGACGGGTTCCTCCAGGCTGAACTGGGTGACATGCGGATGTCAGGCGACATGAACACCGCCCTTGGCAACTGCATCATCAGTGCAGCTCTGGTGTGGACCAGGCTCCAAGAACTGGGCATCCTGGGGTACGCACTCATTGACGGTGACGACTTCGGGGTGGTCATGGAGCGGCAGGACGCGGCAGCCTTTATGAAAGGCGCAAGCGAGTGGTACCTGGGGTACGGCTACAACATCGCGTGGGAGACACCAGTCGACATTATCGAACAGGTGTCCTTCTGCCAGACTCACCCGGTCTGGACCCCAAAGGGGTACGTGATGTGCCGCGACCCCCACAAGGTGCTCAACTCAGACCTCTGCGGCTACAGCCAGTGCAACGACGACAGGTACTACCTTGCACTGGTCCACGCCATCGGGGAGGCAGGGTGCTCCATCGCAGCTGGCATGCCAATACTGCAGGAGTTTTACCGCACTGCCATGCGTCTAGGGCGCTGCAACCGCAAAGTCAAGCTGATCGAGTTCGAGAAGTACTGGTACGGCCAGTTCCTGGCAGGGCTCACCTACGAACCGACTGACGTCCATTGGCGTACCCGCGTCAGCTTCGAGCTGGCGTTTGGTTGCCCGCCACACGTTCAGGAGTGCATCGAGGAGAGCTTCCAGTACATCACCTCACTCGACCTGAGCCGCCAGGGTACCGACCCCCACATCCCATTTGAGACCACCATCCCCTTGACGTACTATTACTGAGAACATGGCCAAACGTAAGAACAACAACAACCGGCGCAAGCCTTCCGCCGGGCAGCAGCGCAAAGTTGCTGCTCTGGCCAATGTGGCCCGCCGCTTGACCATGAACAGACCAGCTGGTCCTGTGGTGCGCACTTCAGGTGACACCATGGTGGTTAGCAACAAGGAGTACTTCTTTTACAAGGGCTCTGACCAAAGTTCGCTTCGGGTGGGTGCCATTGGGCTCAACCCAGCCAACGACTTTGTCTTCCCTTGGCTGTCCGCACTTGCCAAGCGATACACTTATTACCGCTGGCGCAAGCTGCGCGTACTTTATGGCAGCTCCTGCCCCACCGACCAGCGTGGCCTTATTACCATGGGGCTTTTCTATGACATCGATGACCTGAACGCATGGTTCGCTTCCCCAG